CCTCCGCGCGAATTTCCGCAGGTTTTCACTAGGGGGGATGACTTATGCAAATCCGAGACAGAGTAAAAGAGCTACGCCGCGTCCGGGCTGGGGATTTGGTCCCAAACCCGAAGAACTGGCGGACCCATCCACAGGCCCAACAGGACGCCCTGCGTGGCATCCTGGCCGAGGTTGGCTATGCGGACGCCCTCCTGGCCCGCGAGCTCCCAGACGGCTCCCTGATGCTTGTGGATGGCCACCTGCGGGCGGAGACCACGCCCGAGCAGGAGGTGCCGGTACTGGTCCTGGACATTGACCAGGCCGAGGCCGACAAGCTCCTCCTGTCGCTGGACCCGCTGGCGGCCCTGGCTGAGACCAACTCCACGGCACTGGATGCCCTCCTCCGCGAGGTCGACACCGGGAGCGAAGGGCTCCAGCAGATGTACGCGGACATGGCGGCTGATGCCAAGCTCTACGTGGAACAGGAAGCAGGCAAGGCAGACAAGGACCAGCCAGCGGGCGAGGCGGGAACAGTCACCTGCCCACGATGCGGGCACGCATGGAAGAAGAACGACAGCGAGGGTGAAGATGAAGATACGTGATCGAATTGTTGCACTTGAGCGAGTGCGAGCCGCCGATCTTGTCCCGAATCCAAAGAACTGGCGAGTACATCCCGAGAAGCAGAAGGCAGCGATCAAGGGCATTCTGGCAGAGGTTGGTTATGCGGATGCGGTCCTGGCAAGGAGGCTGCCGGACGGGCGGCTGATGCTTGTGGATGGCCATCTGCGGGCAGAAACAACGCCGGAACAGCACGTGCCAGTTCTGGTTCTTGATGTAAACGAGGCGGAGGCAGACAAGCTCCTGCTGTCACTGGACCCGCTCTCTGCGATGGCAGACACAGACACGGCCGCGCTGAAGCAGTTGCTGGAGAGCGTAGACGCTGCGAGCGAAGCACTGGCGGGGATGTTTGTTGAAATGGGTGACGCGGCTGGGATCTACAAGCAGCAGAAAACCGACGCGGCCACTGGATCGCGAGAGGTTGATGTCTCTGCGATGGAGATGGAGCACTGCTGCCCTGAGTGCGGGTTTGAATTCAATGACAAGTAACGCTAAGACTTCATGCGCTTGGACCCTTGACCAACTGCAGACAGTGCAGCCGCGGGGCGTGCGCGTGATGACTACATTCTCCTGCGGTGGCGGATCTTCTATGGGCTACAAGCTGGCTGGCTGTGATGTTGTTGCCGCCAACGACATAGACCCAGAAATGGAGTGGCACTACAGGAAAAACCTAGCGCCGAAAACCTTCTACAGGTGCCCCATAGGCGACCTGATAGGCGAAGTACTTCCCAAAGAATTGCACGACCTGGACATCCTTGACGGATCACCGCCGTGCTCGACGTTCAGTATGGCAGGAAGCAGAGAAAAAGCCTGGGGAAAAGAGAAGCATTTCAGAGAAGGACAGGCAAAGCAGGTGCTCTCGGACCTGTTTTTTGACTTCCTCAACCTGGCGGAAAAGCTCAAGCCGCGTGTTGTGATTGCTGAGAACGTCAAGGGCATGTTGATTGGCAATGCCAAGGGATACACGAAGGCAGTTTGCGGCAGGCTGCGAGAGATTGGCTACTGGCCGCAGGTGTTCCTAGTGAATGCTGCCAGGTGCGGAGTGCCGCAAAAGAGAGAGCGCGTGTTTTTCTGTGCTGCTAGGGCAGACCTAAAGTGTGCGCCGCTTGTCCTGGCTCCGGCCGCGCAGGTGATAACGGCGGCTCAAGCGACAGCAGACATCCAAGAGCTATCGAAAGAGGAAATGCGGGACAACGGCCCGGCTGCCTCTGACCTGAAGTGGTGGCGGCTCACTCCAAGGGGCAGGAGCTACACAGAAGCAGTCCAGCGGAGAGAGGGCAGGCAGTCGCTGTTCCAGCATGTCAGGCTGAATGGGAACGATGCGGCGCCGACACTGTCGTCGAACCACACGCTATTCACTCACTGGGATCAGTGCCGCCGCTTGACGTTCCGCGAGTGGAAGCGGCTTGGTTCTTTTCCGGATGACTACGTTGCCAAAGATGAAAAGATTGGTAAGTACATGGTGGGCATGAGCGTCCCTCCGCGAATGACTGAATATGTAGCCAGGGCAGTGATTGACCAATGGCTAAAAAAGGAGGAAACCAATGGGCAAGCGAGGACCGAGACCGCAGCCGAGCAGCATCCGAATCGCAAGGGGAAACCCAAGCAAGCGGCGGCTAAATGATCGCGAGCCTGTGCCGGAGTCTGGCGCAATCGCGCCGCCGGAGTGGGTTGTTGGAGTTTCCCGTGTCAAGTGGGACGAGGTTGTGCCGAAACTCCAGGCCATGCGTGTGATCACGCCCGCCGATGTTGAGGCGATTGCCAGATACTGCACGATGTACGAGCAGTGGGTGAAGTACCTCGACCAGATGCGGCGAGGCCTGGACGTGCTGGTGCTGCGAGACAAGGACGGCAAGGTCCGATACATGCAGTCGTCGCCGGCGGCCACCATGTTTGTGAAGCTGGCTGCGTCCATGCTGCGGATTGAACAGGAGTACGGGCTGACACCATCGGCCAGAACAGGAATTACAACGTCGAATGGCGAAACGGACGAAGACCGCGCGCTCCGCGCCTTCACCGGCTGAACCGGGAAGCGACCGGCCGGAATACGTGCAGGGCTACACATGGGATGCCGAGGCTGCAAGGCGGCCGGCTGAGTTCATTGAGCTTTTCTGCCGGCTCCAGAGCCAGGATGGCGGCGCGCCGCAGCCGGTGAAGATCATCCCGTGGCACCGCGACAACGTGATTGCGCCGCTGTTTGGATGGAAGCGGCCAGACGGCCGGCTCCGCTACCGGCGCGGCGCCGTGTTCGTCCCCAAAAAAAATGCGAAGACGTTCCTGATGTCGCAGCTTGCCCAGTACCTGCTGACGTCTCACCTGCCATACGCCGACGTCTACCCGGCGGCTGTTGACCGCGAGCAGGCCCGGATCTTGTTTCGGATGCTCAAGCGGTCTGTGGAGTCGTCGCCTCTGTCGAAGGTGCTCGAGGTGATTGACTCAAAGAGCATCATCCGCAACCGCAAACACGGGAACATCCTGCGATGTCTTTCGGCTGACGCATGGCGGAACGAAGGATTGAACGGCAGCGTGATCATCGACGAGATCCACGCCCACCGCACCGACGAGCTCGTCAGCGCATTGACCTACGCCACGCGAGCCACGCCAAACGGCCTGGTGCTCGCTATCAGCACAGCCGGCGACGATCGAAAAGGCCCCGGCTACCAGTGGTGGCAGGATGCCGAGTTGAGCATGAACAACCCGTCCGCCAATCCGACCTTTTTCGGCCTGATCTACGCGGCGAAGCCGGATGACGACTTCGACGACCCGAAGGTCTGGCGAAAGGCGAACCCGTCGATGGGAATCACGTTTCCCGAGGACGAGTTCCGGGCCGACTGGCAGGACTCATTGACCAACCCTGTCAAACGGTCGCGCTGGCTCCGCTACTCGCTCAACGTTTGGACCACGCCTGACAATCGGTGGTTCACGCCCGAGGCCTACGCCCCGTGTGTCGCGCCGCCACCGCAGCCGCTGGAGGGCCGGTCGTGTTTCATCGGCCTTGACCTGGCCGATCACCTCGACCTGACGGCAGCGGTCGCACTCTTCCCCGACGGCCAGGGCGGCTACGACGCGGAGGCCATGTTCTGGATGCCTTCGGAAAACGTCACAGACCGCGAGAAGGAGGCGCGGGTTCCGCTGCGTCAGTGGATCGCAGAAGGCTGGATCAAGACCACGCCGGGCGTTCGTCTTGATCACGACCAGGTCGCTGCCGATCTCATTGCTTACTCGCAGAACCACCAAGTGCGCGGCGTTGGCGCCGACCCGTGGAACTTGGGTAGCGTTGCCACGCAACTTCAACGATCAGGGCTTGAAGTACACGCTATAGGCCAGTCAGTCGGCCGCATGACGAGCCCCAGCAAACTGCTCGAGGTGATGATCCACGAGAAGAAGTTTCGGTGCCCGTCTCCGGTCATGCAGTGGATGGCCTCAAACGTCTGTCTGTACGTGGATCACCAGGGCAACATGAAGCCCGACAAAGGGCGAAGCCAAGAGAAAACGGACGGGATTGTCGCGGCCGTGTGCGGCCTGGCAGTGTCGATGACGGCGGAGCCGGAGGCTAGTGCTGACTCATGGCAAATAATCGAGCTGTGACAAAGAAGACGACGGCCAAGCCGCGGGCGCCACGGGCTGGCAAGAATCCTGCCAAGTACGACCTTCGTGCCCTTGCCGATCACCTGCCGATCGGTGCGATTCTCCAGACTGACACGATGTCGGCGGAGGTGGCGGTCCGCGTCACGTGCATCCTCGCGTGTGTGCGGTTCATCGCCTCCTCGCTGTCGTGCATGCCCACAGAGATCATCCGCCGGCGTCCGGGCTTCCCGAAGACGCACGCCCACGACCTGCCCTGCTACGACGTTCTCACGTGGAGGCCCAACTCGTGGCAGAGCGACTTTGAGTACAAGGAGACGACCTGCTACCACCTGGCCCTCTACGGCCGGGCCTACTCGCGGATCGTCGCCGGCGACAATGGGTTTTGCTCGTCTGTCGAGCCGCTGCACCCAAGCCGCATGACGTGCATGAAGGGCGCGGACGGGCTCATCTACCGCTACCTGCTGCCGCGTGGCACGTACAAGGATTTCCAGCAGAGCGAGATCGTCCACTACCGCTGGATGAGTGACAACAGCTACGAGGGCCAGCTCCCGGCCGAGCTCTGCGCCACGAGCGTGGCCCTGGCCAGGAAGCTCGACATCGCGGCCAGCGCGTTCTGGGACAACTCGGCGCGGCCGGACGGCGTGATCGAAACGCAGGAAGACATCCCGGCTGAGGCTCAGTCCCGATTCCGGGATCAGTGGCGCGAGATTTACGGCGGCCCGAAGAAGCGCGGGTCGACCGCGATCCTGCCCAAAAAGACGCAGTTCAAGCCCATCGAGAGCAACAGCAACGAAGCCAATCAGTTCATGGAACTGCGTAAGTCGATGCTGCCCGACATCGCCCGTGTCTACGGCATCCCGACCACGCTGCTCGGCGATGACGCGATGGCGAAGTACAGCAACGTCGAGCAGGAGTTCGTGACCGCTCACGTGTTTGGCTTGCTGCCCTGGCAGAAGCGTTTCGAGGGCGCGATCGACCGCTCAATCCTGCGGACCTACGACAACCCGATGGACGGTCGGCACTACTGTCGGCTCGACAGCCGGGCTCTGCTCCGCGGTGACACTCAGGCTCGCGTGGCGCTGTACCAGTTCCTGTTCAACTGCGGCGCGATCTCGCCCAACGAGCTCCGCGACCTTGAAGACCTTGACCTGCTGGAGAACCCAGCGGCCAACACCACCTACATGCAGCTCGGCTTTGCGCCGCTGGGCACCTCGGCCACTGGCACGGGGCCGGATGCCGTGCCGACCGGGTCGCAGTTCCCGGCCGACACGATTGAGCCCGAGGACATTCCGCAAATGGAGCCGACCGATGCCTGAGCAAGAAATCGAACGGCGTTACGTTCCAGCCGGCGTCGAGCCCATTGAGCTCGAGGAGCGGTCCGCGGCCTCGCCCACGATCAAGGGCATTTCGCCGCCGTTCAATTCCAAGAGCGAAGACCTGGGGAATTTCCGCGAGGTCTTTGCGCCCACCGCATTTGACAAGGTCGTCGGCCGCCACCGGAACGACCCACGCGGCAACATGGACGTCTTGGCCTTGTACAACCACGAAGGCCAGCCGATCGGCCGTACCACGAACGATACGCTGAAGCTGGCGATCACCGAGCGTGGCCTGGCCTATTCGATCAGCCCACCCGACACCACGCTCGGCCGCGACATCGTAACTCTCGTTCGCAGCGGCCTGCTCTACGGGGCAAGCTTCGCGTTCTCGGTGGCCCCAGGCGGCGAGTCGTGGACGCAGGAGGCCGACGGCTCGGCCGTGAGGACCGTGAGCGACGTTAGCGCTCTTTGGGACATCTCCGTAGTAAGTCGGCCAGCCTATCCCCAGTCGACTGCTGCGCTCCGCTCGCTTGACGCGTGGAAGGCTGCCGTGAAACAGATTCAGCAGCGGGCCGAG